TTCTCTTTCATTTATTGTACCTAAGTTATAATTTGTTTCTACGTTCCATACCGGCAGTAAAGACATTCATTCTTCCTATATATTCCCAAGATCCATTGTAGCATCTAAAGGATTTAAGAAAGTTCCAAGATCAATTGGAGAACTATACATTACCCAATCAAGTTGGCTAGTAAGGACTTGCTGAATGCCGCCCATATCAAATCCCTCAATGTATCTACCTAGTGCATCGTAATATTCTACAGTATCAACACCTGTGATGTTTGTTGGTACAAGATTAGTTGTAGTTACCTTATTTCCTAAAATACTATTAGCACTAAAATTATTTACTGCGGTAATATCGTTACTACGAGCATCTAAACTTGCTTCTAATGCCGGTGTAGGATCTCTTGATAACCCGGCATTAAATGTAATTGTTTTTGTGTTTTCATCACCTGTGATTTCCACACCTTGACCGTCAAAAAAGTTGAGGTTAATATCTGTACCACCAATAACTGTTCCTTGAGGTGTTGTAATAGTAAAGTTAGCTGATGCAACAGTGTTTGTAATAACAACAGTATTGTCCAAAGTTGTTAAACTAATGCCTGTGCCTCCTGCTAGTGTTCTAAAATATAAAACATTATCAGCAGTTTCTTTATATACGCTGCCTGAGGCAGCACCTACGTTAGCACCACTTTGTTCTGCTATGCTTTCTAGTGTTTGGAAGTTTTGATTTACTTTGATAAATGCTTCACGTAGATCATCGCCCTGTCCATCGTTTGCTGCGTTACCAATGTTAATTTGTGCTAATGCCATTGTTTACATCCTGTTCTTTTTAATATTTATGTTAATGCTGCAATCCTAGTCTTGAAGTCAGCAAAATCGGCACTTGCTGCTACTACACTTTGAAGTGTTGCTAAACTTACATAACCAGGAATAGTTCCATTTACAGCATCTACAAGCAATGTACTATCATCTGCAAAAACACTACCTTTTATATCAGTTGTGACATTGCCATCTTCTAATGCAGCAACATCTGCATACAATTCAGTAAAGTTATCGTTGACTTTATCAAATGCTGTGCGTAGTGGATCACCGTCACCTTTGTTTGCACTCGATCCGATGTTTATAGTTTGTTGTGCCATTATACTCTCCCTACGACTACTTCAACTGTTCCGTAGCCATCGTCTGTTTTATTTTCTACTGCTTTACCAATTACAGTACCAACTTTGGGATCATTGTCTACACAGGCATAGCCTTCTCTACCTGCTGTAACCAGCAAGTCTCCTTTCTGTACCCGTCCTAGTACTTTACATGGCACCCTACCTTGTAGTGCAATTCCTACAACATTATCACCTTCCAATGCACTGTTCATCAAGTGTGCTGGATTTGTTGTAACAACACCTACTACTCGTCTGCTGCCTTTTTCACCTACAACAGTCACTTCTTCGTCACCACCTAACACAAGCACTGTTCCTGGCTCGTACTGTGCATCTGCTAAGTAATTCTCTGCCAAGTCAGCATATTGTGCTGATGTAGCAATACCGTTAAAGGTTGTTGCATACACTGTGTTCCATCTATTAGTTGATAAACCTAACATTTGTCCACTGTCTGTAGGTGAATTAGATCCAGGTACAATGTTACCTGCTGTTAGTATCATTCCATTACCTACAGTTAAAGATGTATTAATGCTTACATCTGCAGGCAATCCAATAGTAAATGTTCCGCTGCTTTCTGTAACCGTAACTTCATTTGTTGTGCCTTGGAATGTAACAGTTCCACCTAATGATGCTGCTGTTGAACTAGTACCGTCAGTAAACGTAATCGAACTGTTTGAAAGTTTTGCGTTTGAAATACTACCTGCTAGTTCATCGTCTGAAATACCGCCTGATTTAATTCTAACACGTCCGGTAAGTCCGCCATCATTTTCAACTTCAAAGTTTTCATCACTAAATGCTGCTAGACCAGTATTACTCTGTATGTTTGCCGGTGCAGTTCCGCCCCAACCAGTTGTTGGATCTGATTCGTCAAATGTTGGTGCTCTTGACATATCTAGTTTAGACTGAACAATTGCAGCACCTGTAGCAACATCTGCATTTTCAATTACACCTGCGTTAAGTTGGAAGGTAAGTGTACCACCTGAGTATGTTACACTGATGTCACTGGTATCATCTGTTGCAAGTGCTTCGTTGTGCCATTTAGAATCGCTTGTGTTGTAAACTAAAATGTCACCATTTGCTAAACTGGTAAAGTTTGTATCTTGTAGTTCAGATAATTCGTCATACGCTGCAACTTGATTATCTACGTAATTTTTATTTGCTGCATCTGTGCCACTTGTTGGGTCGCCTAGGTTAGTGATTTGGAATGTACCCAAACTTAGGGAACCTGTCATTTCGTCCCCTGCTTTACGTACTGCACCGCCGCCTATTACTGGAAGATAATCGTCGCCTTCTCTGTCCCAACCTAATCTTGCATTGATATATTGTTCTGTAGCACGTTCTGTAGCAACTGTATCGTTAGTAGCATTTGTAAATGTTTCATCTGCACTAAATTCGTTTACTCGCACACCACGTTTAAAACCAATACCGTCAATATTTGTAAGAACAAGTGCAGCATTGAATGTTACTCTACCAGTACCTTGGTCAACTGTAAAGAATCTACCTACACGGAAGAAACCATCTTGGTCAGTTGAAGCAAAGAACACTCGTCCTCTTGTACGTTCTTGTACCTGTGCTTTATTGTTAAGTCCGTTTGAGTCAACTGCTTCCTCGTCTGTAACTGCTTGAACAATTGGCTTGCCAAAAATTCTATCAGGATAGTTGCTTGTATTGTAACCGCCTGTACCAATGTCTAAGAAGTCATGTGACGTAGCACGACATGTACTAATTGCAACAGTGACATTATATGTTTCACCTGCGTCAATGCCTCCTTTGATAGTATTATTATCACCTCTAGAACTATCTGCTCTTGCTGCAAGACCAGGACCACTATATGCAGGTGTAATGTAATAATCATCTGTAAATGTAACAATACCAAACTTTTGTCCATTAAGGCCTGATGTTCCGCTTGTATCAGTCACAGTAGAATAACCTGTGATAGTGTGTTTTGCACCTGCCCATGTAAATACCATACCAACAATTCTGCTTTTGGCTGTATCATCTAAATCTGCAGATAATGCAAAATTTCTATCGCCTTGTGTTCTACCTAAAGTTCCGCCTGCTGTAGGTGCTGCTCCTAAAGTTGAATCAATTGAATAATTTGCACCTACAGTATATGCTGCTCTATCATTGTCGACAGTTAAATCTTCATAATTAAAATTATCATCTACAACAACTCTTGCCTGTCCTGCAGGATCTACTGCAATGCCACCTACAATAGTATTTTCAAATGCTAGTGTTCTATATGTAAATGTAGGGAACTCATCAAAGATAAGTGCTGTACTAGGTCTTGTAAGTGTGTCGCTTGTAATACCGTCTAGCAAGAATGCTTGCTTACTACGGAAGACAGCAACATGATTCATAGCAACTTGTTCACGTAATCCTGTATCGCCTGTAGTTGCACCTGAACTAAAGTCTAATCTCCAAACTTTTCTGCGTAAACTTGCATTTGCACTATCACAAAGAGTAGCATCTAAACTTGCGGGAATTTCAATATCTGTTTCTGATACACTTACAACCTCGTGTGGATAATAAAGTTGGTCAACAGTTTCACCTGGAGCATCATATAATATCTCAATTTCTGATGCGTTCATAGGATAATCAGTAACGTCAAATATAAACATAGCAACTGCATTTTTTGCTGCGCCAAAATTAATACTATCTATAGATACAATGTCGCCTTGATTTGCTTCAGCAATTATAGTAGAAGATCCTTCATAAATGTCACCCTGGTCATTAAATGTTCCGGTTGATTCACCTATGTATAAGAAGGTATTTGTATCTACCACCCAGTATTGCAATTTACCTGTAATGATATCGTTGCCGACACCTTGTGTTTGACCAATGGTTTCGCCAATTGAAAGTGATGCACTTACATCACCTGCAACCTCAATAATTTGTTCAACATTGTAAACTTTGACTGGCTGAACTAAACTTTGATTTAGTGTGCCTACAGTTGCAACTTCATCAGGGTCACTACCTTCTGATACCATACCAAATGTACCATAAGAGTTGTTGCCTGTAAGCGAACGAATCTGTGAACCATTTAATGAGTAATATCCACAATGACAGTAGTATGTAAACACGCTAACAAGTTCTGATAGAGCATTGTTTGCTGCAATTACGCCATATCCTAAATCGTTGATTTGTGTATAGTCGTTTGCAAGCATAGACTTGTTACCGCCACCTTGGATGATAATGCTTTCTACAGAACTATCTGCAGGTGTATCATATCCACTGTAGGCTCCGCCGCCTAGCGATACGCCACTTGTTGCATCTAATATTAGTGTAGCTTTTGCAACTAGGCCTGTTGTATGCTCGTATGATGGATCACCTGCTAGTACACTAGTTTGTAGATTGTCTTCTCCATAATAATCTCTAATAGCATTAACTTGATATCTTCTACCTTCAATAAAGAATGAACATGGTAATTTAGGTTTACGTTTTGCAAGAATACTTGTTGCTTCTGCTTCAATATGAATAGTAAAGTTATCATCTTTGTCAACAATAACTGCTGGCATGTTGTATGTATAACCATCAATAAACATACCTCCGTGAAATGCATGTGCATTTGTGCTTCTTGCGAAACTTGTACAAGTTTGTGCGTAAGGTGAACGTGTTAGGATAGATCCTGAAGGATCAAGAACCATCATAAAGCCGCCATGTTGTTGACATGTAATGTTACGTAGAATTACAGCATCGTTACAAAGGAACACATCCATCTCATTGTTGTTTTTTGGAGTGCTTGCAGGGTCGCTAGGATCAGTTAGATAGTGGTAACCAAAATAACCAGTAACACTACTGTCTGCTGCTCTTGTATAGTATTCTCCGCCTGTTGCAGTTGTTAATCCGTCTATTACTGCATCTCTATAGAACATTGTTCTAGCATAGGGACTTGTACTTACGCCCGGTGCTGGTCTAATAATTGCACGTCTAAATTCATCACCTTTTATAGAAACGTTTTCTGGAACTCTGATAGGTAGTTGTTCTTCGTAGATACCTGTTTCAACTCTGATAGAAATTTGATCTTTCTTTACATAGTTACCAAATTCTAACAGTTCCTCATCTTGGAACTCTACAGGAGAAAGTAACTGTAGTTGTATAGTATCATAGGTTGTAGTAACACCTTTGTCAATACCTCTTTCATAAGATACAATTTGTCCTATAGCACCAGTTGTTCTACCACGTATAACTTTTCCTGGAAAAATATCTACGTTTGGTTGGTCTGCTGTAGGATCACCTGACTGAATTGTGTATTTGTCAGGACCTGAATATGCATTAAGCGTATAGTAATTGTTTGCTTCTATCCTTGCAGGATCATCAGTTGTTCTATCAATAGTTTGCAGTACATCATCAAATCTATCTTCTGCTGCTTGATACCATGCATTACCAGTTGAAAGACTTACTCCAATTGCTGCAAGTATCTGCTGCTTATAGTATAAAATTGCTGCTGCGGTTTCTGTATACTGTCCGTCTGTGCTAATTGCAAACACACCCGATGGATTTGAGTAATATCTTAAGCCTGCATAGATACTCATTGTATTTTGTTTTGTAGCAACAGTAGATGCTTTGATATCAATTATTATAGCATCATGAATAAGTCCTAAATCTCTTTCACAAGTTGCTTGATCATAAACAAAACTTGTATAAGTTGTGTTAATGTAACTAATTGTATTAGTAATTGCTGCGCTTTTTGCTGCATTAGCAAGGGCCACAACAGTAGCTTGATCACCACTCACAGTATTAAAACCATATGTTACAGTGTTATCAACGTAAGATGTTGCTACACTTGGTCCTGTATCATATTGCAATGGTTGAATATATGGACCGATGTCAACTGCACTTGCTTCTTGGATTCTTGCTGCTGCTGCACATGCTGCTGCTACGGTTCTATAAGCATATGCTTCACTACGTCCTTCTTTGCCTGGAGGCACTGTAGTCATATTGTCGTCGCCGCTTGTGCTAACAAATAGATTTGTTTTACTTGCAAATGCGCTGTTGTCTACATAGTATTTTGTAGCCGCTTGTAAATCGTATTGACTATTAGGAGAACCTGCACCTTCAAACGGAAATGGATGATCGTGCAATGTTAGCGGGCCTGTCATAGTATCGCCTGCTAGTCCAACAACTTCTTGTCTTTGCGGAACTTGCGTACCTGTTGCACCTGCAATAGTATTTAGATGTCCTGTTAAAGTATCACCAGCAGTGTTAACATATTTGTCATCGGCAAAACCTTTTGAAATTAACAAATTATCTGAAGTAATATTTGGAGCGCCGTGTGTGCCGTTCCATGATGCGACAAGAGTATCTACATCAGCAGTTGATCCACGTAGTAATGAATTAACACTATTTGTATATGCTGCTGCTGCACCAACACTTAATGGATTAAGAACAGAAGGAGTAGAGTCTGTTGATAATCTTGTGTTGATAGATTTTACAATAAGTTTATTACCACTTACTTCAAAAGTAATAGTGTTGTCAGTGTCACTAGGATCATTAGTACCTGCGTCAGATACTAGTTCATAAAAGTCTAGTTTTGTGCCTGCTGCATTAACTAGTGGTACTTTGCCTTCGTTACCTACAAAAGTGTCAGGTGTATCATCTAATGATGTAAAACTAATTTGACCACCTAAGCCAAATACTGCATATACTTCTGTAAAGTTTTCGTTTACTTTACGAAACGACTCGCGAATACTATCGCCTGTGCCGTCATTACCTTCTAAACCAATATCAATTTGTTGTTTAGCCATTTTCTACTCCATTTATATTGCTGGTTCTGTTAGCGTATCCATATCAAAGTTTACACTTACTCCACAACCGCAACTACTTTTTGCATTTGGATTTCTTATTTCGAAGTTTGCTCCTACTATAGATTTTACGTAATCTACTTCTGTACCGAACAAAAACATCAAACTATGTGATCCTATGACAAATGCACATCCCTCTTTTGTTTTAATTACTTCGTCGTCCTCTAATAAATCCATTGGTGTGTTAACAAATCCCCATTCATATTCAAACCCTGCACAGCCTCCGCCTTTTAAATTTAAACTAATTCCATACACTTCATTTTCGTTGCATAATTTATTAATTTGATCTTCGGCTGCTTCTGTTAATGTGCAAATACTCATGTGAAACTCCTTACTGTATTTATTGGTATTTTTTATAATCTTAATGTAAATATAGTTATGTTTATAAAAGAATATCTAATTGATACCTGGCATATGCGCCGTAGCAAACTAGGAAATCATCACACATACAATCGCAAGAAAACAATGGTAGTTTTACGCTGTGATAGTTGTGGAGATGAGTTCACACGCCCAAGAGGTAGCATGGACCCTAAGCGTCTTAATAACAATTACTTTCATGTGTGTGAAAACTGTGACGCAAAACGTTTTGCGCAACAACGTGGAGTCAATGCTAAAAAAGTTTGGAAACTAACGGCTAGTAGTGCTATACCTATTAGTAAACTTTAGTTACGCCAAATAGTGTAAGCACCATATGCAATTGCTGCATATGCAATTAGTTTTGTAAGTGGTGAAAAAATAATAATGGCTGCGCCTGCCGCGACCATCAGCACACCGTCAATAGTAGAGCGTTCTTCTATTTTCTTTTTAATTAAATTTTTAATCATTTTTTGATCTCCTCATTTGCTTTTCAAGTACTTGAATTTTGGCATCCATAGTACGGATTTTTTCTTCTAGTCCTTGAATATAAGCCTTGGAAGGCAAAGAATGTTCGACACCATCTTCTCCTAGAACTGTAACGCTGTCTACACCTTGACCACGCAATCCTCCTAAAACCCTATTAGGATTTTTGTTAGATGATGATTGGGTCTGGGCTGTACGAGCGGCGTACATTGTACTCAGTAAGTTCATTGTTCTCCTCCATATAGTATTTATATAGGTCAATACTAGCAAGGTTCTTACATTTGGATTCTACCATAATGTCAGCCCACTCCCAATGTGACAATGCCCAGTCATTGCAAGCATCATTCCACATGTAGTCAGAGTGTGCTCTCAGTTTTTGTTTTTTATATCCGGATTCAAGTAGTGTGTCCATGTCTGGTCGTACACTTGTGCTAAAGTCTTGTAGTACATCCTCACGGCTAACACTGTAATGAATAACAGGACGCTCACCCCGCCAACTATCGATAATACGGTATATACGGTCGTCATTTGGTTCAATGTATTCTCCTGTCTTCACCCAATGGTGATGTATGTCTAGCACCAAAGCGAGATCGTCTGCAAGCTCAAGGCTGGCGTCGAGTCCCCACGAGTTTTCGTCGTTTTCGATTGTAATACAGTTTCTTGCTTCCGGCGAGAGACGTTTAAGGACGTCTTTGATACCGGCTGGACCTTTGCGGCCTGATATGTGGACATTGCACTTGAAATCTTGAAACTGCTTACCATAACCCATCCACCTCGCTACATCTATGTGGTATTCGAATTCTTCAATTGAACGCTCGACAATCTCGGGGTTGTCGCTTGCAAGTACAGTAAATTGGCCTGGGTGCATCGATAATCGGACATCAAGGGCTCTTGCCGTTTCACCGACTTTTGCGAATTCTCTTTCACAGTACTCAACCACGCTAGATAAACGCCAGAAATAGCACCAAGTAGGCTCGGTATAAACAGGAAGAACATCAGAGCCCAGTCGTACCATACGTAACTCTTGAGGAAGGCTTCCAACATATTCAATCAACCTTTTGTATGACGCAATGTTGTGAACCATAAGTTCCCACAAGCGTTCTTCAGCATCAGCAACAGTTTGTCTATTAAGCCATGCTACTGTAGTTGCTCTAGTATTTAGCGGTCGTTGAATTTCTTCTAACAGTTTCTTCTTTTGCGTTTGATCCGGGTGCATATACTTACAGGCAAAGCCAATGCGTTGCTGCATACTTTTCATATAATCTCCTGCACTTGTAAATTTTAAATCATTCATCATTTGTAATTACCGTCTGTATCATAATATCTACTATTGTACCATGCCATTTCAATACTCATTATACGACCATAGCCGTGTTTTGTCAAGTTTTTGTACCATGTGAAAAAATCTTTTATTCTATTCAATACCAGTGCTCCTTGGGCCAGTCATCAACTGCATCGGGTATATTAGGAAGACCATGAAAGACTGCAATACTTGTATCGTTTAGTATTTTAGGCTTGCCTGGTGTTTTAAAGTTTCTACCTCTTGCTGTAACAGTAAGTGTATCACGTCCACGCATTTCCCATTTGTAACTTTGTATCCAAGAATCAGGAAAAAATGCATAATCATTTTTTATCATTCTATACATGAAATCTTGATCACCCGGAAATCTTCGCATATGATTCATTGCATTCTTTTCAAATTCTGCCCAAGCATTATATTGACTACCTACTTTACAACGGAATACACTAGAATTCATTCTATCCCAATTAGATCTAATCTGTCTATTGAAATCTCTAATAATAACAAATCCAACATCGGGTTGATATGTAAACAGTTTATCAATGTTGTTAAACACAATTAGGTCTAAATCGAGATATAAAAAGGTGCCTTTGAAAGGTAGTTGTGTGCTGAGGAACCAAGGTTTGTACCACCAACCTTGTGCTTTTATACCAGGCAAAGGATGGCATTCAATATGACTGTCTATTCCTCGAGTATCTTCTGTGAAACAAATAAATTTATGATCCAGCGTTAGGTTACGCTTGACCATGTTATAAAGTTTGTTTACGTATTCAGGTCCGTACTTGTTTCCGTGCTTTAAACAAATTACATGACGTTCTTGACCATTATTTTCGTAAGGGACAAAATCGTCATCCTTTTCTCTTCTGCGCTGGTCACGTATAATACGCCATTCTTCTTTTGTGAGGTTAGTTTTATCAATCTTCGGCATAGGTCATTTTTTGTGTAGTAAAAGGTGTGTAGATTGCACTGTTAGCACCGTGTTCCATACACTCAACACTTTCACACCAGCAACGACCATCTGTCATTTCTTTTACAAGATTGTTTGCAAATTGCCAAGCATGAAATGCAAAGCGTTCTACACCTACGCCATTAAGCAGTGTCAGTTCAGCAAGACCTTTTTCTTGTAGTAGTTCAAATGTTTGCATTTCTGGATCATCGTAGTCCAATACAACTTTATGATCAAATGTATCTTCAAGCCAAGCTTTGAGTGGTTTTAATCCACCAAAGTCTACACACCAGTTTTTTTCATCTAATTCACTTGCACCAAACGTAAATTTAAATGCTAAACTATATCCATGTAAAAATCTGCAATGACTATGTGCTTTAGGTTGTCTAAAGCAGGCACTTAGTCCTATGTTATGACCGTATGTTTTAGTACTATAATATGCCATATTAAATCTCCTATACTGTTGGCTACACGGCGGAGTATTTAAAGTGGGTCGACGCTAGTCCACTGTTATACTTATATTACAATAATCTAATTTATTTGTCAACTGGTAATGCATCTAAAAGTATGTTGTGATAAGATTGTGTTTTAGGAATTTTGAATGCCCAGTGATTGCAAATAAAATCACCTGTCATAGTTACAAAATATCTACCACCTTCGTTCATATCTTCTGGTCGTTCCATTGCCCAAGCATTAGGAACTTCCACACCAGGACGAGTATTGCGTATGGCTTGTTTTGTAAAGGTGGTTAGTTTATGACTATGACTTCCGTCTGCTGAAAATGCTTCACCATAAACATCTGTGCTTGCGCATTCATATGGTTTGAAGCCTTGC